GATTTAAGGATTCTTCATGGCTACCAACATCGACAAAGCGCTGTACCCTGCACCTCAAGGCATCGACGCCCTAGCAGAAGGCGAACCGGACATTGAGATTGAGATCGTTGATCCAGAAGAGGTGAACATTGGCGTCGATGGGTTGGAGATTAGCCTGACAAAAGAAGACCCCGCTGAAGGCGGGTTTGATGAAAACTTGGTTGATACCCTCTCCGAGGGGGAAATCCAGCAACTAGTCTCCCAGCTCTCCGCTGATATCGACAACGACAAGGGTAGCCGCAAGGAGTGGGAGAAGACCTACACCGAAGGCTTGAAACTCTTGGGCCTGCAGATGGAGGACCGCACGGAGCCGTGGGATGGCGCTTGTGGTGTGTTCCACCCGATGATCACAGAGGCAGTGGTTAGGTTTCAGGCAGAAACCATCACGGAAACCTTCCCGGCACAGGGCCCGGTGCGTACCAAAATCATTGGCAAAGAGACTGTTGAGGTCAAAGAAGCTGCGGTGCGTGTGCAGTCTGACATGAACTTTGAACTCACGGAGGTGATGAAAGAGTTCCGCCCCGAGCACGAGCGCATGCTGTGGAGCCTCCCGGCTACCGGCTCTGCCTTTAAGAAGGTCTACTATGACCCGTCGCTGGGTCGGCAAGTCTCGATGTTTGTGCCCGCCGAAGACGTTCTGCTTCCCTATGGTACGACAGACCTCGATACCTGCCACCGCCTCACGCACCTGATGCGCAAGAACAAGGACGACATTGTCCGCTTGCAAGAAGCTGGGTTCTATTCGGATGTGGAGCTGGGTGAACCCAGCAAGAATAAAGACGACATCCAGCAAGCCAAGAACAAAGAGACTGGCTTCTCAGACATCAACGATGAGCGGTTCCTGCTGTGCGAGAGCCATGCGAATTTGGTCATTGATGGCGATAGCTTTCGCCCGGACGACTCAGCCATTGCGCTGCCGTACGTCGTTACCTTCATTAAGGGCACGAACACCGTTTTGTCGATCCGCCGTAACTGGGAAGAAAAGGACGACTACCACGCCAAGCGCCAGCACTTCGTACATTACCAGTACATCCCCGGGTTCGGTGCATATGGCTTCGGTCTCTTTCACCTGATCGGTGGCTTTGCAAAGTCCGCTACTTCCTTGATGCGGCAGTTGGTCGATGCCGGTACCCTTAGCAACCTGCCCGGAGGTTTGAAAAGCAGGGGCTTGCGAATTAAGGGCGACGACACCCCCATCGCTCCGGGCGAGTTCCGTGACGTGGACTTGGGCAGCGGCAACATCCGCGACAACATTCTCCCGCTCCCCTACAAGGAACCGTCCAACGTGTTGTTCCAGTTGCTGGGCACCATCGTTGAAGAGGGCCGTCGGTTTGCCGCGACTGCGGATATGAAAATCTCCGACATGTCCGCGCAGGCTCCCGTGGGTACCACCCTCGCCCTGCTGGAGCGCCAGCTTAAAGTCCTCACCGCAGTCCAAGCCCGGGTGCACTTTGCACTGAAACAAGAGCTGGGCCTGCTCAAAGCGATCATTCGTGACTACACGGACGTTGACTACGAGTACACCCCGGAGTACGGCACCAAGCGGGCCAAGCAAGCAGACTACGACTTGGTGGATGTGATCCCGGTCTCGGACCCTAACGCGTCCACAATGTCGCAAAGGGTCGTCCAGTACCAAGCCGTGATCCAGATGGCGCAGATGGCTCCGGACATCTACGACATGCCCCAGTTGCATCGTTCGATGCTAGAAGTCCTTGGGATAAAAAATGCGGAAAAACTAGTTCCGCTGCCCGATGATATGAAACCCACCGACCCTGTGTCGGAGAACATGGCGGTGCTACGCGGCAAGCCGGTAAAGGCGTTCTTGTACCAAGACCATCAGGCGCACATCCAAGTGCATATGGCTGCCATGCAAGACCCGATGCTGATGCAGCTTATTGGGCAGAACCCCAAGGCGCAGATGATGATGGCCGCTATGCAGGCACACATTGCTGAGCACGCTGCATATATGTACCGCCAGAAAGTTGAGCAGCAACTTGGCTTTGCCTTGCCACCGGAAGAAGACAAGCTGCCCCCGCAGATCGAGACTGCGATGTCCACGATGATGGCAAAAGCCGCGCAACAGTTGTTGGCACAGAACCAAGCGCAGGCGGCGCAGCAGCAAGCGCAGCAGCAAGCCCAAGACCCCGTGTTGCAACTGCAGCAACAAGAGATGCAGCTTCGTGCGCAAGAAGTGGCGATCAAAGACAAGAAAGTTCAGATCGATGCTGCCGCCAAGGCCGATGAGTTGGCGCTTAAGGAGAAACAGTTTCAAGCCGACGCTGCCTACAAAGCAGACAAGCTTGAAGCGGATCAAGAGCGTGATGGTGTCCGCATGGGCATCGAGATCGCAAAGAGCAAAGCCCAGACGGCACAACAATCGAGAGGCCCTCGTAACAAATGATTGAAGACTTCGCACGCGTATTGCGCGAACAAATACGTAACGACATGAACAACTACGCCGACGATTTGGCGGGGGGTCAGTGTCGCACTTTCGATGAATATCAAAAACTCTGCGGCGTTATTCAGGGTCTAGCCGTTGCGGAGCGTTATCTACTTGACCTTGCAGAGAAAGCGAAAAATCAAAATGAGTGAACTTATTCTTCCCCCGGGAATTGCACTACCTCCGCAAATCCAACCGACAGGAATGCCGGACGAAGAAGCGGATGCCGAATCAAAAGCCGGAGCACTACCAATCCCCACGGGCTGGAAACTGCTTTGTATTGTTCCCGAGGTCGATAGCAAGATCGCAGGTACATCGCTCGACTTGGTTCGTGACTCAGCAACTATGCGCCAAGAAGAACACGCCACAACCGTGTTGTTTGTTTTGCGTGTAGGCCCCGACGCGTACAAGGATGCCGCCAAGTTTCCTAACGGAGCGTGGTGCAAAGAAGGCGACTTTGTTCTCGTGCGTACATATTCCGGTACGCGGTTTAAGATTTTCGGAAAAGAGTTTCGCCTGATCAACGACGATCAGGTCGATGCTGTTGTGCAAGACCCTCGCGGTTTAACCCGCGCTTGAAGGAGTAGATATGGCAGGTGAAAACGACGAGTTCAAGTTCCCCGACGAAGTCGAGGGCAAGAACACAGATAACGAAACTGAGATCGAGATTGAGATTGTCGATGACACTCCCGAACGTGACCGGGGGCGCAAGCCTCTTGACCGTGAAGTAGCTGATCCGACAGACGAAGAGATCGAATCCTACTCTGACAAAGTTAAGAGCCGCATTAAAGAACTGACCCACGCACGTCATGACGAGCGCCGTAAGGCCGAGTCACTCTCGCGTGAACGTCAGGAACTAGAGCGCCTTGCACAACAACTTATCGACGAAAACAAAAGTCTTAAACAGCGATACAATGCTGGGCAAGAAGTTTACGCAACAACCGCTAAAGAAAAAGCGGAGGCAGACCTTGGTTTCGCACGCAAAGCCCTGAAGGATGCTCACGAGGCGTTTGACACGGATGCGATTGTTGCAGCGCAAGAACAGCTTGCAGAAGCTAAGATGCGCTCAGAGTCGATGAAAAACTTTAAGCCAACCCCTTTACAAGAGGATGGATATGAGTTAAAAACTCAACAGAACACCCAACAAGCCGCTAAACCCGACGAAAAGTCCCTGCGCTGGCAGGCCAAAAACCAGTGGTTCGGGCAAGACGGCTTCGAGGAATACACCAGCTACGCACTAGGGCTGCACCAAAAACTAGTCACCGGAGGTACTGACCCCCGCTCTGATGATTACTACGACCACATTGACGGTCGCATGAAGTCGAAGTTTCCCGAGTTATTTGGGAACGATGACAAGCCGAAATCTGGTGAGGTTCAAAAGAAACCTACAACAGTTGTCGCTCCAGCATCCCGTAGTACGGCATCTGGAAAGATACGATTGACAGCAACCCAAGTGGCGCTGGCTAAGAAATTTAACCTAACGCCGCAGCAGTATGCTGCCCAAGTAGCTAAACTGGAGAACCAAAATGGCTGAACCCCGGATTCCTCGTGACCTCGTGTCCCGCGAAAAAAACTCTAGATCAGTGTATGTTCCCCCGAGCGCACTGCCCGATCCGACCCCTGAGCCGGGTTATGTCTACCACTGGGTTGCTACGCATATCCTTGGTCAGGCTGATCCGACAAACGTATCTAAAAAGATGCGTGATAACTGGGTGCCGGTGAAAGCTGTGGATCATCCGGAACTGTTGCTTGCTGGCAATGCTCAAACTGGTAACGTGGAGATTGGCGGTCTTATGCTTTGCAAACAGACTGTTGAACAATACCGAGCCCGTCAGGAGTATTACGCTACGCAAGCTCAGAACCAGATGGAGTCGGTGGATAATCACTTCATGCGAAACAATGACCCGCGTATGCCTCTGTTTGCGGACCGTAAGTCCTCGGCCAGTCGCGGAAGCGGATTTGGTTCTGGTTCAAAGTAATTAGGAGTCCTTAAATGGCATCTACCGCATCTCCCTACGGCCTACGCGCCGTCAACCGTAACGACGGCATGCCCTATGCTGGCGCTACGAGTCAGTTCCTGATTGATCCCGCAGGTACTAACACCAACATCTTCAACGGCCAAGTCGTTTTGATCAACGCCAATGGTTATATCGCCCTGTCTACCGCTACTGGCGCTGACTTGACTACCAACAACCTTGGTGGTTCGAGTCTTGGTGCTATTGGTGTGTTTGTTGGCTGTTCTTACATCAACGCGCAAGGTCAGCAGATTTACGGCCAGTACTACCCCTCCGGCACAACCGGCGTGGTGACTGCATACGTGGTTACTGATGACAGCGTGACATTCCAAGCACAACTGGACGGCGTTGCTGACCAGTCCGATCTCGGTGCAAACACCTTCTTTGCTGCCGTTCAGAGCACCAGCACGGGTTCTACCCAAACTGGTAATTCGACGAGCGCTTTGGAGTCCACCACCCAGACCGCCGCTGCCGCGTTCAAAATCATCGGCTTTGCATCCCCTGTGACTGATGCTTTCCCAGACGTTCTGGTTAAGTTCAATCCCGGCGCACACGCCTTCTCTAACGCCACCGGCATCTAAGGAGTAATTAAAAATGGCTATTTCTCGTGCACAGCTACTTAAAGAACTCCTTCCCGGACTGAACGCTTTGTTTGGTATGGAGTACGCCCGCTACGGTGAAGAGCATAAGGAAATCTACGAGACCGAGAGCTCTGAGCGCTCGTTTGAAGAAGAGACCAAGCTCGCCGGTTTTGGTGCCGCACCTGTCAAGAACGAAGGCTCTGCCATCGCTTACGACAACGCGCAGGAAGCCTTTACCGCCCGTTACACCCACGAAACCATCGCTCTGGGCTTCTCCATCACGGAAGAAGCAGTGGAAGACAACCTGTATGACAGTCTGTCTGCCCGCTACACCAAGGCTCTGGCTCGTGCTATGGCCTTCACTAAGCAAGTTAAAGCTGCTTCCGTTCTGAACAATGGTTTTAGCGGTTCTTACCTTGGTGGTGATGGCGTTTCGCTGTTCGGCGTGAACTCAAGCTCTGCCCGCGTGGGCCATCCGCTGGTTGGCGGTGGTCAGAACTACAACAGCCCGACCGTTGGTGTTGATCTGAACGAAACCTCGCTGGAAAACGCCACGATTCAAATCGCTGCGTGGACCGATGAGCGTGGACTGCTGATCGCTGCCAAGCCAGTCAAGCTGGTGGTTCCCCCGGCACTGATGTTCTCGTCCAAGCGTCTGCTGGACACCGAACTGCGTGTTGCTACTGCTGATAACGACATCAACGCGTTGAAGCAAATGGGCACCATCTCCGGCGGTTACTGTGTGAACCACTTCTTGACCGATCCGAACGCATGGTTCTTGACCACCGACGTTCCCAACGGCTTGAAGCACTTTGAGCGTATGGCGCTGGACACCAAAATGGACGGCGACTTCGATACCGGCAACGTCCGCTACAAGGCCCGCGAGCGTTATTCGTTCGGCTGGTCTGATCCCCTCGGCATGTGGGGCTCTTCGGGTTCGACCTGATGAAATTAGAAAAGGGGCCTTGTGCCCCTTTTCTTTTTGAGCTATATTGCTTCAACTCGGATTTCCCCGGGGCGTAAGACTGACCGAGCAGACGACATGCAGACGGACGCCCCATAACTCGCATGTGAGGAATCATCATGGCACAAACTAGCTTCACCGGGCCTGTCGCATCGGCCAATGGCTTTATCGTCGGCACCGCAGCTTCCCCCGTCTCCGTTACCACCGCGCAGAACATTAGTTCTTCGTATGGCACCACTTCTGCTACTACGGGCGATACTCGTCTCTCGTACAACCGACTGGCTTTCACCTCGACTGGTTCGGGCGAGACCGGACGTTGGCTGACCCAAGTTACGGGCGCTGGCGCAGGTGCCGCAGGTACTGTTAACGGCGGCCACATCTCCCTGAGCATCAACGGTTCTGGCACGATTTCTGGTGCTGGTAACGCCTTGCGCGTGACCTTGGGCGGCACTTCGACCGCTCCCGGCGGCACCCTTGCCGCTCTGCAAGTTGATTCGGACTTCGCTTCTGGCGCAACTTTGCCCGGTACCACCGCGTTTA